AATATAGTAAGGTTGTAAGCTTGATTGATAACGTGAATGTATCAATTACCTCAAACATTACGAAAATAAAAATCCGAAGAAATTTAAATGCATTAATTGCGAAAAATGCTCAATATGAACTTTGTTTTGGAAATAAATTCCATCCAAAGGAAAATGGATATTCCATTAAATCTACTGGGTTTAAGATTTCCACAAATCAAAATATTTTATATCTGAGTGATATGCCAAATTCTGATAAAAAATCTGGCAAAATATTCTTCTTCTATTTAGATTTAATTGGAACTCCTGTAGTTGTAAATCCAAGTGCAGGAATTGTAAATTATGAAACTGGAGAGATTTTTATAAGTGCCGTAAATATTGTTTCTACAGTAAAATCAGATAATGTTATTGAAATTCAAGCAATACCAGAATCTAACGATGTTATCGCTTTAAAAGACTTATACATAAATTTAAATATTGGTTCAAGTAAGTTCACGCTCATTAAAGATATTATGTCATCTGGAGATAATGTAGCTGGAACCAGATTTACAACCACTTCAAGCTTCCTTAATGGGTCATATACAAGATGATTGATAAAGATCTTCAAAGAGTAAAAATTAGTCAAGTTATTGGAACTCAGTTACCGAACTTTGTTTCTGAAGAAAATCCTTATTTTGCTGAATTTTTAAAGCAATATTATATTTCTCAAGAATATTTGGGAGGCCCAACAGATCTTGCAGAAAATATTGATCAATATGTAAATTTTGACAATTTTTTAGAAAATACTCTATTAGATGGAGATTCTACATTATCTACAAACATTGAATACTATGATGATGAAATTGAAGTTTCATCTACAGTTTCTTGGCCCGATAGTTATGGTCTTCTAAAAATTGATAACGAGATTATTACTTACACTAGCAAAGATTCTACTAAGTTTTATGGGTGTATTCGTGGATTTAGTGGAGTTGAAAATTTACATCAAATTAATAATGAAGAACATTTAGTATTTTCTTCTTCAAATGCAGATTCTCATTCTCTGGGAGTCAAAGTTTTTAATTTAAGTAATTTATTTCTGAAAGAATTTTGGTATAAACTCAAAAAGCATGTTCTTCCGGGATTTGAAGATCGTGATTTTTATTCTGGAATCTCAAAAAAACTGTTCCTGTCTCGTGCAAAAGATTTCTATAAATCTAAGGGGACTGATGAGTCAATTAAAATACTTTTTAAAGTTCTTTATGGAGAAGCAAATGCTCAGATTATCAAACCGCAAGAATATTTAATTAAGCCCTCAAATGCAGAATGGTTGGTAACTAATAATATTGTTGCAGAAATTATAAGTGGAGATCCTACAAAGATTAAAGGATCTACTGTATTTCAAGATTCTCCCAAAGCTTTTGGATACATTTATGATACTCAATTTATTAATACTGATGATGGAACATACTATAGATTAAAATTAAGTTTAGATTCAACTCTTGGCGATTTTACAATTTGCCCCAGTACAACAATTCTGAAAAATATTCCAGTAAATGGAACTACAATTACTGTAGATTCTACCATAGGATTTGAAAATTCTGGAGAACTTTATATTAATGCCGGAATTGTAACTTATACATTTAAAAATAGTACTCAATTCTTAAATTGTGTTGGAGTAACAACTTCATTTTCAATTTATACTAAAGTATATCAAAATAATTTTGCATATACCTATGAAAATAATGACAGCACTAAACCAGTTTATTTGCGAATTAATGCTCAATTGAATAAGAACGAAGAACTCATTGAAGCTGGAAAATATTTAAAGGTTGGAGATGAAATACCAATTAGAAGTTTTGGTGAAGAGGTATTAGTTGGAAGTAATAATTTAAGATTTGATTATTGGTTGTATAATTTAAATTATGAAGTTGAAGTTCAAAATAAAAATTTTGGTGTAACTAATACAGGTACTCCATCTACAATTAATACTAAACAGCCTCATGGATTTAAAATAAATGACGATATTACATTAATTGACACTCAAAGTGGAGAACAAATTAATGGTAGTGTGAACGATATTATTTCTGCAAATAGTTTTGTATTTGTTTTTTCTGGAAATTTATCTCAAACCACTAATTATATTGCAAGAAAAAATATTAAACTTGCATCAAGTACCTATGGGCATTCCAATATTTCAAATTATGTCGCAGATATTCAAAATACTTACATTGACCGGAAGGGTGAGTATCTATATGTTGCAACTTCTGGATTACCATCATACCCAATTACAGCAGGAGTTCCTGTAATTTCAAATACAAAATATTTTTCAATTGGAGCAGGATCTACAGATACTGTAACTATTTCAAATCATAATTTGTATTCTGGAGACAAGGTTGTTTTTGATTCAAATTCAAATCCAGTAACTGGAATTTCTTCCGGAATTTATTATGTTAAAAAACTTACAGACAATACTATACAATTTGCATATAGTCCTTCTAGAATTTATTTAAATGATGTACTTATATTTTCAGGGGGAAATGGGACATCAAATTATAAAATTGTAAAGGAAGAAGTTAATAATAAAGTTTTGGGAGATCAAAGAATTCTTAAAAAATTTCCAATTACTCCCAAACCAAAAACTAAAGACTTTACTATAAAAACCGGTCCAGTTGGAATGTTTTTAAATGGAGTTGAAATTCTTTCAAGTCAATTTACTGATTCTGTATATTATGGCCAACTTGAATCTGTAGATGTTCTTGCCGGTGGTAAAAAATATGACGTATTAAATCCCCCAAATCTGATAATTTATGATTCTGTTGGATCTGGAGCAACAGGAAATGTATGCTTAACTGGATCTATTACTGATATTATTTTAACAAATCCTGGATATGATTATAAAACAACTCCTATTATAACAATTACTGGGGGTAATGGGAGTGGTGCAACTGCTGAAGCAAAATTAAGATCTTCTTTGAACACAATTAAAATCTCAACTTTAACTGGAGTAAATACTGCAACCAATATAATTGGATTCAGTACTTATCATAAGTTTCAAAGTGGAGAAGAAGTTATATATGAAACTTTAGGAAATACTGCAATTGGAATTGGTACAGATGGATCTGAAAATTTAACTGAATATTTGATTGATAAATCTTCGTATTTTGTAATTAAAAATAATGATCTTGAAATTTCTTTGTCAAATAGAAAATCTGATGCATTTGTCGGAATTAATACTATCAACTTAGTTTATACTGGAACTGGAAGTCATCAATTGACATCCAGAGTTCCTAGAAGAATTATTGATAAAATTTTTGTAACTAATCCTGGAGAAGGATATTCAAATGCAAGAATTGATATTCCATCTCAAATTTATCCACCATTAGACTATAAGTTAGTAAAAACTGCACTTGTAGGTATTAATACATTAGATAATTATATTTTTGCTAAAAATCATGGATTTTCCTCTGGAGATCTTATTAATTATGAAACTACAGGAACTTCTATTACCGGGTTAAATACTTCTCAAAATTATCACATTATTAAAATTGATAATGATAAATTTAAATTAGCTGTTGCAGGAATTGGAACTACTGCAACAGATGTTAATTATAGAAATAACATTTATGTTAAATTCTATGATGTTGGAATTGGTACTCATACTTTTAAATATCCTCCAATTTCACTTTCAATTACTGGAGCATCAAATATTCCAGATATTTCGGGAATATCCAGTTCTCTATATTCAAATATAACTCAAGCTCAAGCAACTGCAATTCCTATTGTTAAGGGTTCTGTAAGAAATATTTTTATCACAACTCCAGGATCTTCCTATGGAACTTCTGAAATTTTAAATTTTCATAGAAAACCATTAGCTACAATTTCTAGTGGTTCTGGAGCAGTATTGAGAGCTATTGTTTCTAACGGTAGTATTGATCAGGTATATATTCTAAATGCCGGATATAATTATACCTCTACTCCAAAAATTTATGTAACTGGAACTGGAAAATATGCAGAATTGTTACCCATAGTATCTAATGGTAGAATTGTATCAGTTACGATTATTAATTCTGGAGTTGAATATGATAGTACAATTGAATTGGACGTTGTTTCTGAAGGTGTTGGGTGTGTCTTATCTCCAAATGTTCAACTTTGGAATGTTAGCACTTATAAAAAGAATGAGGCAATTTTAACAAATCCAAATAATGATGATGATGGTCTTATAATTGAAGCTTTTAATAAAAATTTAGATAGTTCTCAACTAGTTTCTCCAGTTGTCCCAAGAGCTTTACGATATGTACTTGAAGATAATATAGATCAGTTTTATGATGAAGTCGGAATCAATACCGTTCACAGTCCTATTGTTGGTTGGGCATATGATGGAAATCCAATTTATGGTCCATATGGAGGTAAAAATCCCAAAACAGTTGGTAATGTTAAAGGATTACTTTCTAGTTATACTTTAGTATCAAAACCAAATAGACCAAATTATCCATTAGGATTTTTTATTGAAGATTATGAATATACTGCAAGTGGTGATCTTGATGAGTTCAATGGTAGATATTGTGTAACTCCAGAGTTTCCAAATGGAACTTATGCATATTTTGCAACACTTAATCAATATCCATATGTATTACTTCCATTTAAAAATGAAGCTGAATCTTTCAATTATGATTTCTCAAAGACTCAATCAACACTAGATATACTTCAAGATAGTTTATTGAGAAATGTAACTCCATATAAGTTAAATCAAATTGAAACCAAATATTATGGGTTTATTGAAATTGGAAAAAATAAAGAAAAATCTAAACTTGAAGCAATTTATACCTCAGGTATTACTTCAGTAAGAGTATCTATTCCCGGAACAAATTATCAAGTTGGCGATAAATTAATTTTCAATAATAATGAAAGTGGAGGAAGAGGAGCAGACGCTCAAGTATATTCAATTTTAGGAAGAGATATTCAAGGAATTGGTTATACTACAAATATAATAGATGGTATTGAATTTACTTATGAAAATAATTTGGTTACTGGAATTACGTCAATTCCTCATAATCTTTCCAATAATGATCTTGTAACAATTTCTGGAATTAGTACATATTCGTTTAAATCTTTTGAGGGAACTTATAATATTGGAGTTTCTTCAATTAAAACTACTCTGGCTGCCAATATTGGATTAGTAGGTGTAACTGGACTTACCACTTATATTAGTCTTTACGAACATCCTTTAACCGGAAAAATTGGAGTTAATGATGTTATTGGAATTGGAACAGAAAAATTACTAGTATTGGATTTTAATACTTATCTGGGAACTTATAGAGTATCAAGAGCTTATGATTCAACTTTAGGTTTGGCTCATACTGCTGGAGATGTTGTATATGTAGATCAGAGAAAATTTACATATAACATTTCGGGATTGAGCACAGATAAACCAATCTTAGCAAACAAAACAACTTATTTCAATCCAGTAGAATCTGTTGGATTAGGAAATACAATAACAAGAGTTTTAATTGGATATGGAGTATCTGAAATTACTTTAGGAATTCAAACTGGACAAGGATCTTATACCAGACTCAATTTTAATGCAAATCCATTTAAAACTGGAGACTATGTTCAAGTAAACGCGACATCATTAAATATTGCTCAGGCTTCTGTAGTATCTGCTTCTTCTACTTCAGCCGTCATTGATTATAATAGCACTGGTGCAGTTGGAGTTGGATCTACTGGAATTGTTATTTTAAGAAAATTAAATTCCATCAATGATGGTTGTATTTTTATTCCTGGGCATAACTATCAAACTGGCCAAATTTTAAAATATTCTTATGGAAGTGGAACTGGATTGGTATGTTCTAATAATTCAACTCTAACTCCAACATTCACTCTGGCAGATAATCAGTTAGTATATGCGGTAAAAATTGATAATGATAACATTGGAATTGTAACAACTGCTATCGGTATTGGAAGTACTTCTAAAAAATTATACTTCACATCTTCTGCTACTGGAAATTCTCATAGTTTCACTGCAACTACAAATAATGTAACTGGATCTTTGAATAGAATTCGTGGATATATTGATACGCTTACTGATCATAATTTAAATGTAGAAGATACTTTTGATTTAACTTTAATTCCAAATAATACTGAAACAGTAATATGTAAATATGATAATGTCAATTCAAAATTATTAATAAATCCGGTAAGTTTTGGTTCAACTCAAATTGGAATTGGTTCCACTCTTTCATATATTCAAATTCCATCACATAATTTTAATACCGGTGATAAAGTTTTATATACTTCTTCAACTCCTGCTGGAGGACTAATAAACAATAATGAATATTACATTGTTAAAATAGACAATAATAGTGTTAAATTATCAGATTCATATTACAATTCAAACAAATTGGATTATGTTTATGTTCCAATCACTTCTGCAGTTGGTACTAATCATATATTATCTCCGATTAATCCAAAATTAGAATTCTATAAAGGAAATATAGCGTCATTTTTAGTTTCAGATTCTTCATTACAAAATTTAAAGTTAAATTTCTATTCAGATTATTACTTTAGGAATCAAGCATTTGATAATAATATTACTAGAATTAATTCTTCTGGAGCACCTAACGCTGCAGTAAACATATTATTAAATGAAAATATTCCCCAAACGTTCTATTACAGATTAGATCCTGTAGGAATTAATACAATTTCTAATAATGCAAATTCAATTACAATTGATAAAGATACTATAAATTACGGAAAAATTATACTAAAGAACAGTTTATATAATGATTCATATTCTGTGGTAGGATTAACTTCAACTCGGATTCATTTTAATTTAAATAAAATCCCAGAAAATAATTATAGCGTATCTGGAGTAAGTACAGTCAAATATGTAACTACTTCAAATACTGCATATGGGCCAATTAATAGAATTAAAGTTAATTTTGGTGGAGTTGGATATAAGTCTATTCCTGGGATTAGCACAATAATAAGTGAAATTGGAAATGGAGCAATCTTAAAGCCATTTTCTGCAGATATTGGAAAAATTAAAGAGTATAGTATTAATTCTCCAGGATTTAATTTGCCAACAGATAAAACACTTTCCCCCAAAGCAGATATTCCAATCACTTTAAAAATTGTAAATAATTTTAAATTTAAATCTATCAGTATAGTTAGCGGTGGTAAAAATTACATAACTCCCCCCACTCCTTTTGTAATTGGGAATTCTTCTGCAAAGCTACAAGCATATTTAATAGGATCTAGTGTAAATAATGTTATTATTTTAAACAATTCTTCTGGATTTACTGAAATTGGTCCTAGAATTATTCCAGTTAATAATACAAATGGGATTAGAGTCATTGCAGCAACATCCAACTCTGGTACAAATACACTTTCATTAAAAGCTCCTACAAATGGATTTACAGTATTCCCATTTAATGTTGGTGACAAAATTTATGTTGAGGGAATAGTTATTACCGATTCTTATTCTGGGTATAATTCAGAAAACTATGATTATGCATTGTTTACAATAACCAGTAGAGTTACTACTCAAGGTAGTGAAACTATATCATATTCTATTGCTGGAATTGGAAATTCTGGAGGAACTTATGATGCAGTTAATAGTGTTGGTAGAGTGATTAAATCTTCAGATTTGGCAATATTTCAGCCAGTTATGGAACAAAGTGATTTTTTTGATAATGAGCCAGTTTTCATTGGAATTCAAGCTTCAAAAGTTTCCCCAGGTGGTTGGGATAAAACTAGAAGAATTCTTAAAGTCTCTAGTAAAGTTTTTTATCCATTAGTTGGAGATATAATTTCAGGTTCACTTTCAGAAACTAAAGGAACTATTGAAGAGGTGGTAGATACTAACTTCAATTATAATATTGGTCCTAGTGTAAAAATTAATAATAATTTTGGTTGGTTAACAGATTCCGGTCTTTTGAACACATCAACTCAAAAAATTCAAGATAGTGAATATTATCAAAATTTCTCATATTCAATTAAGAGTACTATTCCCAGAAGTACTTGGGAAGAGCCTGTAAATAGTTTAGTTCACTCCGTTGGATTTAAAAACTTTAGCGATCTTATTGTAAATACTCGCCCCACTTTAGGTATTGGAAGAAGTAATAATTTAAAGGTATCTATAGGTTCATCCACATTATCAACACTTATTAATATTAATAGTGTTGCATCACTCTATACTAGATTTGTATTTGATTATGCAAGTGAAGAAACTACCAATCAAGGGGTTTCAAAATATATCAATCTTCAAAATATTAAACTCACCAATTATTCAATCTGTAATACAAATAAAGCTCTAGTTATTGATAATATTAGTAATCAATTTACAGGAATTGGAAGTTATGGTAGTATTTCAGGAATATCATCATTTTCTATAAAAAATTTAGGAGATCCTTTACTCTATAAAGTATTTGATTCTACCAATTTAAATACAGTTTCTGCGGGAAGTAGCGTAATTTATCTACCAAATCATGATTTTAGTACTGGAGAAGAATTATATTATGATCCAGGTCCAGGAGGTTCATATATCTCAATTGCATCTACAGACAGAACTTTAGCTGGAATTTCTACTACTAAACTTCCAAATACTGTATTTGCATATAAAGTAAACTCAAATATAATTAAATTATCTGGAATTAAAACTGATTCAACAACTAATAATATATTTTTCACCTTTAATTCATTTTCTGGTGTAGGATCTACCGTTGGTGCTGGTCAAACTCATAGTTTATCAACTTCATATGTAGATGCAAATAGTAGATCCTTGATTTTAATTGATGGAATTGTACAAAGCCCATTATATCGTAAAAAGGTTTCAACTTCTCTATCACAAAATGTAGGTTTTGCAGATACTACAATAAGCTTGACAGGAATTACTTCAATTTCATCAAATACTTTACTTCAAATTGAATCTGAAATTTTAAAAGTAAATGTTGTAGGATTTGGATCCACAAATGTATTGACAGTAGATCGTGGAATTTTTGGAACTTCTGCAAAAACTCATGCAGTTGGAGTTGCAATAACTGTACTTGGCGGTGATTATACCATTAATCAAGGAACATTATATTTTTCTACACCACCATATGGCCCAGTGGGAGTCAGTACTTTACAACCAGGAATTTCTACTAATTCCACTTTTACTGGAAGAATTTTCTATAGATTGGATTATAAGGAAAATTTCATTCTAGATGATATATCAACAGATTTTAACGGATCTAAAAAATTCTTTACACTTACATCTAATAATATAGACGCTACCGGTATCGTAACAAATACTACAATAAATTATGGAATATTTTTAATTAATAATATTATTCAACAGCCTACAATTGATTACAATATTGCTGAGAAAACTTCTCCGGGAATTGGAGCATCAATTACATTCACTGGAACTAATAGTTTATCTATACCTAGAGGTGGAGTTATTGAAAGGGTTACAGCAAAATTTGGAGCTGGGTATCAATCAATTAGTGGTGCATTTGCAAATGCAGTAGTTTCTTCTGGTGGAACTATTCAATCTGTTGGACTTACTACAGGAGGTTCTGGATATAGAAATGCACCAATTGTAAGTATTGCTGATACTTTAGGTGGTGGAAGTGGCGCTTCTATTATTGCCCTTTTGGGAAGTGGATTATCTTCAGGAATTATTACCGGGTTTAATATTGTGAATGGTGGAGTTGGATACGCTCAAACAAATCCCCCATTGGTTAAAATTGGAATTCCTACAGAATATTCTAATCTCAATTTAATTGGAGGATCTGGATCTGGATCTAAAGCTGATATTAAAATAGGTGTGGGTGGAAGTGTAATTGGATTTACTATTACTGATTTTGGATTTGGATATAAGCCAAATGATGTTCTTACAATAACTGGAATTCCAGTTGTCACTGGAATTGGAACTAGTGCATTTACATTAACAATAAACAGTGTATTTTCTGATAAATTTGTAGGATGGACCTTTGGGCAAATTGATAGATTAGATAGTTTTACTCCATATTTTAATGGTATTAGAAAAGCTTTTAACTTAACAAAAACTAACGTAGTCACTGAAGATTATAGTATTAATGCTGCACCAGGAACTGATATTAATCCTGCAAACAATTTGATAATTATTATTAATGACGTGATTCAACAACCTGGAAGAGATTATACTTTTATTGGAGGAACTCAAGTCACATTTACAGAAGCTCCAAAATCTGGAAGTAAGTGTCAAGTACTATTCTATAAAGGTTCTTCTGCTGATGCTACAGATGTAAATATTGTCCCCACAGTAAAAGTTGGAGATTTTGTTAAATTAAACCAAAAACCACCATATGTAGATCAACTTACAAGAACTGTAGAAAGAATTTCAAAATTAGATCAAATTGAAACAATTTACTATGATGTTGGTATTTCAACTGATTTGACAGCAAATAGAATTTTAAGTTGGACAAAACAAACCAATGATGTAATCTTAAATAATGAAATTCTTTCAAAATCAAGAACTAATTATGAAGTTAGTATTAAACCATCATCACGATTAATTAAAAATGTAAATACCACAGATCTTGTAATTTATGTTGAAAACGCTTTTCCATTTTTCCGCCAATTGGATGATACTTTACAAATAGATAATTCAATTAAAATTATAAATGACATTTATACTGAATCAGCTAAAGCAACTGTTTCAGTATCTGCAGCAAGTACTATCATAAATGCTGAAATTAGTAATGGTGGAATTGGATATACTGCAACTTCTCTTCCAAATGTAAGTGTTGCTTCAACTATTCCTCAAATACGAGAAGTTGGTAAGACTTGGAACATTGGAATTATTACAACCACAGCACTATCTTATAAAGATATTGAATTTGATGGGTCAATATATGTTGCAGTTTCTGATGCAGGTTACATTTCCACATCATTTAACTTTACCCAATGGATAACTACAAATGAATCTCCATATGATTTAACTTCAGTTGGATTTGGAGCTAATACTTGGGCAGTTCTTGGAAAAAATGGAACTGTTTTAACTTCATATGATTCAAAAAATTGGAGTAATTCTGCAGTATTTTTAAGCAGAGTATCTATCGGAAGTCAATTCTTTCAATACCAACCAATATCCCCATTTACAGCTAATTTATTTGGAATAACTTTTGGAAAAAATAAATTTGTAGCTGTAGGTGCTGCTGGAACTGCTTTAATCTCTGAATATGGCCAAACTGGAATTGGTACTGCTTGGATTGTAAAAAGCACAACAATTAGTAACACTTTAAATTCAATTTCTTTTGGTTCTCAAACTTTTGTTGCTGTTGGAGATAATGGAAAAATCGTTACTTCCAGTGATGGTTATGTATGGAATCAAGCTGTATCTTCATCTTCTATAACTGTACAAAATCTATATCATGTTAAATATATTGTAGATAAATTTATTGCCGTAGGTGAAAATGGAACGGTCATATATTCATATGATGGAAATATTTGGTATCTTGTTGGAACAGGAGTTACAACAAGATTATATGGAGTAAATTATTATGAGGGAGTTTATGTAATTACTGGTCAAGGTGGACTTACTTTAAATTCTACATCAGGAACATACTGGAATATTAGACCTACTTCAACCACATCTACAATTAATAGATTTATTCCATATAATAACGGACTGGTTGGAGTTGGAACTGCTGCACGATATTATTATACAACTCCAGTAATATCCAGACCAACAATTGTGCCCACAGTATCTGCCGCAGGAACTATATCCAATTTAAGTATAACTGAACCAGGATTTGGATATAATTATAATTCCTCAATACTGGCTCTAATTGGACCACCACCAGCAATACATGAAACCATTGATAATGTTGATGTGGATGGAGATTTTGGATTAATTGTTGGAATTGGTACAAGTGCAACAGGTATAGGAACTAACACCCCAATTGTTAAATTTAATTTTTCAATTGATGCTAGATTAAATACTTTAAAATATGGATTTATTGCTAGAAGTAAAATTGGTGTGGGAGATTACTTTGTAGTTAAAAATTCTATTGTTGGCAGAGGAGTTACAAGTTTAAATTCTACAACTGGTTATTCAACTTTGGGAATTGGTTCAACATTTATTGATACCGTTTATCGTGCAGATGAGATAATTAATGATGGTATATCTGGAATTGTAACAGTATATTCAAATGTCAGATCAATTTCTGGAATTGGTTCAACTTCATTTGCTACTTCAAACTGTGGATCATATAGTTGGGGAAAACTTTATAACTTTAGTGTGAGATCAGCTCCTAGACAATTTAATGTAAATCTGACAATGGGATTAATTGGAATTTCCAGTGCTCCTTTAGTAGTTCGTGATAAAAATTTAAATGAAAAGTATATTATAAGTTAATTCAACTAAATATATAAAAAACAAAAAAGATGGCAGCTATTATTACTGATCAATTTAGAATATTGAATGCTGAAACTTTTGTTAAAAGCTTCACGGGTATTGGCACAACTACGAATGTTTACTATACTTTTATTGGATTACCGAATTCAAACGATATAGTAACTGGTTCTGGTACTACTGATTGGAGTACCAATGTTCCTTTTCCAAAGGATATGTTTAAGGAACAGAATGATTATTACGATACTATGATTGGACTGAAAAGAATAACTTCTACTGATGTAAAAAGAGTTATTAGAAAAGTTCAATGGGTATCTGGAACAATTTATGATATGTATAGGCACAATTATAGTGCATCAAATCCATCTCCGGTAACTAATGCAACAAACCTTTATGATTCAAATTATTATGTAGTAAATCAAAATTATAAAGTTTTTGTCTGTTTGAATAATGGATCTAGTCCCAGTAATCCTGGAGGAACTCCATCTATTGATGAACCAGATTTTACCGATATTGAACCAAGAGTTGCTGGTGTTTCTGGAGATGGATATATTTGGAAATACATGTATACTATTTCCCCAAGTGATATTATTAAATTTGACTCTATTGATTATATTCCAGTACCTGAAGATTGGGGTACAGGTGCATCTTTAGAAATTAAAGGCAATGCTATTAATGGCCAAATTAAAACA